CAAAGGCAGACGATACTGTGTTGGAATAGTTTGCCGTTCCGTGGTCTGTAAGTGAACTGTGGTTGAAGCTGTCACGGATAGCTGCTGTGCCTGTCCCATTAAAGTTTACCCAAGCCTTCGCAGCACTTTGTTTTGTCAACGTAACAGGGCCAGTACCATTCGCAGCGCTTATTGTATTTGCTCGTAATTCAGACAATGGACAAGTTCCCCCCTGATGTGACGGTCAGAGTTACACCCGATGCAATGGCTAGTGGGCCAGTTGCATTAGCATTTTCATCTGCGTCGATAGTTGTATTGGTGTTTAGGGTTTGCTCATTGATGCGGAAGATGTCTCCGGCGCTGCTACCAGTTTCACCGTTTTCACCTTTGAACAAGCCGCCGCCGCCACTTACGTCAGACATGTTTGCAAGCTGAACCCAGTTCCCGCCGTGCGCAAAATATGCTTTGCCTGTCGCATGGACGTGTGCAAACATCCCATGGTATGTTGAGGCATTTGGCAAATCTGACAGGGCAGAATAGACGTTTCCAAACGTGACTTTATTGCCACCCATGTCTAAGTCGGAGCCTGTTAAGTATGTCTTGATTTGAGAGGCCGTTACGCGCTTTGAGGTGCCGCTGGCGTTTACCTCGAATTGCTCTGTCCCAGCTACAGATGAAGCAGCGGTGAGGTCACTGATTTTTACGTTAGCCATTTCTGTCTGCCTTCATCATATAATTTTCGTTTACAAAATCCGATGTCCCGAACAGACGTTCTGCGGTTTTATCCACTTCCTTGAAATACTTGTCAGCCATCTGATCCAAAAATTCTTCTAGGTGATTGCCGTGCAGAAGGTTTTGCTTGCCAATGCTTTCATTTACAAAAGAAATATAACCGCGCGTTTCAGCGATAGCGATTTGTGGATGCAGACCAAATTGTTGCGCGTATTCAATAGCCGCCGTGGATGCAGTGCCAGTTGTAATCAGGTTGCGATACACCAACTCAAAACACCGACGAACATGGTGGCGCTTTTCCTCACGTTCAAATGCAACCTCATCCCATTCATCCAGATCATGTGTGGCTTTGATATTATCGTACTGATCAATCAGCGTAGCTATGTCTTTAACCGCACCATTTATTTTGTTCTCCATGTTCACCAAACAATGCCGTTTGTGGCGGAGCTTTGCCTCTGAAATAGGATCATCACCCCCCTCTAGCTCCATAATTTCCTCACGAAGCTCTGCATGGGAAACTTGGCTTTCAGACAAAGCCATTTTGCGCTTTTCGATTTCAGCCGTGATTTGCCTCAGTATCCTTAGAGGGCTGTGACCGTTTAACATCGTCAGAGACATCAAGCTGATAGTGGTCTGGCTGTTTTGTCGGTCGAAAGCCCGTGTCGCCTGATCTATGGCAGGAAGCTTTTCCGCGACGGTTTTTGCCGCCGCTTGGTTGATGTTTTCAGCCGCCTCAACGGGCAAGCTAAATGTGATGGGTTTCGTGGTAATGTTATTTGTCATGCGTCAAATCCTGATGCTCCACCCGCACTTGATCTACTTGCTAGTAAAGTGCCAAGGGTGGATGAGTTCGCCTCTGTTTGAATAGTGATCATCCAGATGTCACTTGCATAAAGTGCGCAGCCTCTTGTGCCATTACTTATGCCAGCCCAACAGGGAACTGGGCTACTTAGATTTCCAAAATTCGTTGCGGAATTGGTGCTTCCACTGCTTCCCATATTTATATAGTCCATCGTGTTTGTCCCTGCGCTAACTCCGTAACCGCCCATAAATACGGCCCGTGAACTGTCAGCCGCACCAACTGGATTATATCGTGCTTGGGTTAAGTCGCCGTAGTCAGTGGCATTAGATGTCGTTGCAATGGTCACTCTGTCTATGTCCGCTGTTACACTTCCACCCGAAACCATCCCGCCTGCGACAAGCATATATGTGTCGTTATACGCAGCGCCGGCGTTTCTTCTCGCTGTGTCTAAATCAGCGTAGTCACTAGCATTGCCAAGCGTATCAATCGTGATTTGCCGCATTTCATTTGAATAGCTAGGTGCGTTGCCAAGAAATATGCCTCTTGCGCCATTAGAACCTGCGCCATAAGTTTCCCTGATTTCGCCATAATCGCCAAAATTACTTGCGTTGCCCGTAGTCGCAGGGGCAATGTAATCCATTTGCTTCCGATCATCGCCCGTAAGATCGTTCGCCCTTGACGCAGCAAAAACCACTCTGTCCCCACTGCTTACGCCGTGTGCATAACCTCTGCCGACATCTAAATCGCCAAAGTCTGACACCGTGACGGAAGCCGTACCCGAAATATCGAAGTAGTCAATTTGGGTTTGGTTGTGACCCCCTAAAGCAGCACTATAACCCCCCGCCCCCAAACCACGATCCCCATATGGTGCAGGGAAATTCAAAGAAAAATTATGTGTGGATGTTGCTGTGTTAATGCCGTCTGTCGCAGAATATGTCAGTGTAAATGAAGTTGTATTTGAGGCGTGTGGGGTAATGGTAAACACGTTATTATTCTGGCTTACGGTCGTTCCATTTAAGCTGCCCGTTGTGACAGAATGTGAATACGTTACAGTAGTGCCTTCGTCTGCATCTGTAGATGACAAAGTAACAGTTGTTGCACTTTGATCTGTTGCTAAAGAGGTACTTGAATTGTTGGCAGGCGTTGTCCCGCCGCCAGCCGAATATGTGAAAGTAGGGGTCGTGTTAACCGCCGCACCACCAATTCGATACCACCCGTTTCCGTTGTTAATGTAGAAGCTGTGGTTAGCCTCTACAAACGCCAGTGAGCCCTTGCTGCCTGTCGTGGAGGCCGCCATCGCACTCGTCGTTGAATATGTTTTTACACCAACATCATCTGCGATTGCTGTGACGAAAACCACCGCATTGCCAGATAGATTTAACTTATTGTTTGAGTTTGAGCTTTCGCTGACCGTGCGGCTGAGCGTTGTGCCAGAAGCCGTATATGTGCCTGTGCCGATTTCCCAAGCATTACCGTCTTCTATTGTATACCGAACTTGGTCGCCATCGCTCACCCCTGCGTCTGCAAACGTTTGATACCCGTCTGAGGCAGAGCCTAGGGTGATTGTACCTTGACCATTTGTACTCGTTGTCATTTTTGCTCGGTTGACCAATTTAACCATTAGCTCGCCTCTATTGTCAGACCGTTAGCGGCAAAGCGCAGTCGGTCGCCAGAAGAAATTGATACGCTTGAGCTTAACGCTCCGCGAAACAGGGGGTATCTGGCCTGATTACTAGTGTTTAGCGTTGACGCGTCATAGCTGCCCGATGTTGCGCCCCTGAAAATCGCAAAATGTGACACTGTACCCCATGAAGCTGTCGCCTCTGGGAATACAATCGCCACATCATTTGTAAGCGTTGTTGTGCCTGAGCTTGTCGCGGCTGCGCTAAAGTAGTCCACTGAACTATCATTAGCATCTAGGATTTTAACACGCGCATAGCCCGTGCCAGATGTGCTTAACTCAATGCTCGCCCCATAGATGTCGTCAGTAAACGCAGATGTACCAAGGGCAAGATAAAGCGCCCTGTCGTAAAACTGAGCTGCTTTGCTGTAGTAGTAGAAACGCTTTTCTGAAATTGGATTGGTTGCAATATCAAAGCCGAAAAACCACGCAATTTGATCTCGCCACCAATCGTCACCACCAATGCTTGCCGGAAAGGTGATTTCAAAATCGCCGCTAGAAATCCTAAACTGATCCCCGACATTTACCGTTGTGCTAGACGAAAACGACCCGTGCATCAACATATTCGCACTACTGCCCGTGCCGTCGAAAATACCCCAGTATTGGACGTTGCCCCAGTTGTTGTTTGTGACGGTCGGGAAATCTATTGAGGTATTATTGCGAATGTCACGGTCAGACGTGTAGAGATCAACCACATTGTCTAACCTTTGACGCGCATAACCATTGCTTGACGATGGCTCTTTGGCTGCCGCAGTTGTGGTATTATCGCTATCAGCAAACGCAGTTGTGCTAACGCCTAGATACAACGTGCTTGGCGTGGAAAATTCTGCCTGACCAAACGCATGGTCAAGCAGCTTTCGTTCCATATAGTCGGTCAGGATAGCCATCTAACGGCTCCCAGCTTAAGCGATGGTCAAATCGATTGCACCGATTGCAAATTGCAAGCTGTCACCATCGTTCACGGTTTTACCCGATCCAGTCATTGCGCCGTGCCAAAGCAAATTGCCGCTTGTTGCTGCGTCGAAAATCCCGATGTGCGTTACAGTGCCAAAATCGCCACCCGATGCGGTGAAAGTTTCGGCTGTGCTGTTAGAGGTAGTCCCGCCAGTTCCGCTAGCTGTATCCCATGTGATTGCCTGACGGGCGTAGCCATTTCCACTGACTTCAGTTCCACCACCCGCGTCATTTGGCGCGGCGGTAAATAATGCCAAGTGGGTGGACGAGGGGGCTGAGCCTGTGTTTTTCATCAGCCAGTTTAATATTAAGTTTTCTGCGTAGTCCGAAAGTGCTGCCATTTGTTTGTTCCTTTTAAGCTATCGCCCGCGGGCGCATTTTTAAATTAGACGAACCCAGACGGGCACGCTGATCTTGGACTTTTAAGGCGCCCACAGCCTTTTCGTAAAGACCAGCCCACACGCCAAGCCTTTGGTCGTCATCTAAGTACGGCGCCGCTTGGATTAGTGTCGCGTACAAATACACATCTGGCGCGTAATCTAGTAACCAGTTTGTTGAGTTGCTGTCCGACAGAGCTGGTATCTTTGCGTAATACGTCAGCTCGGAAGTGTAATCGCTGTCGGGCACCGGAACTACTTGAATTTCCGCGCCGACGTGCGTGTAAAACAAAGGTTTGCCTGCCACATTAAATTTTATTTTTTCTTCGGCGGCTTGGTCGGGGCTGACAAATTCTAAAGTTACAACGGGTGATGTGTTTATTTGATATCGCACAGTCTCCAGCCAGTCTGTCGGGGTCGCAAAGTATTCGGTGTTTAAAATAGATGTAGCCCGAGACACCATACGGTGATCTCTAACATCTCGATTGATCTGCGCCTGCGCCAGCGAAATAAACGTCGGGATAACCGACGTTAGATCCGTTCTGAGCAGCCAGTCCGCGACCGCCGATTTCAGCTCTGTGTAATTCGCTATACTCACAACGTACCGCCTCTCGTCCGGAATACCTTGTTATTTCCATCATTGAGCCATTTGCGCAGAGCCTTTGGGTCGTCCGCTATGCCTCGTCTCTTCAGGTCATAATACACTGAAAGAGGGATCGATGCTACCCTGTTCAGATCTCTCCACCGGTCAGGCGTATCATTATAGGACCGCTTATTAGCCTCTGCGATTTTTGTTGCATCTTGTTTTGTCTCGACGACGTATTCACCTTTTCCGGTGACGTGCCAGTATTTAGTTATGCCGGTCGTCGGATCGTGGTCAAATATCTTACTCATAAACCCTCCTCAAAAGTGGGGCGGCGCTGACGCCGCCCCTCTGTCTTATGATACTGTCAGGTCGAAAACGCCACCGTGTGCGCTTTCTGTAACCTTGAGGCCAGCCTCGACGAGCAACATTGCTTTTTCGGCGTCGCCTGTCTTCGCCAGAGCTACTGTCTGGATCGGACGCAGATAGCACACTGATGCATACTCTGGGTCCAGCGCAAAGGCATCACGCTCCCGCTGGAACCGGTTTGGTACAACCTGAAGCGTACCAAAATCAGAGAGATACACGTCAGCCGATCCTACAATAGTTGTAGGGCCGTCAGATGGCGCCATATAACGCTGCGCCGCGATGCCCGCAAAACCAGACACGACGGTCTTGTTGTACGGTCCAACCATCAAGATTGATGGCTCGCCGCCAGCGGTAAACGCTTGCTGCATCACGTCCTTAACCATAGCCTCGGTAAATGCGCGCTGCGTACCATCGTTCCGAGCGTCTGAGCCGTCGGTCGCTGTCGGGTCAGTACCGTCTGACGCCTTGCTGGTGTTGGTAGCAATCCACGCGCCCAAGCCGGCAGTCTCTCTAGCAGTGCTAGAATTACCCGCTACGCGTGCATTGTTATCAAGCAAAGTCGCCTCTAGGTCGCGCTTTAGCTCTTTTCCGCGCTTCGCGAGTTGGTAGCTCATCTCATCATTGCGGCCTGCGGCTGTCTGATCTGAGAGGTTGTCAGCTACGATGACAGTCCG